CTCCGCTCGGGAGTTGCCATGTCGTGCTTATTTCTGTCGAATAGGATCCGTCTGCGTTCGGTCGCGTCTCGCCGGGTCGGAACGGGCGAAGACCGCCTGCTTGCTGCGGCTGGGCAGCCCCAGGCATAATCGCGTCGAAAGCTGCATTCGGGTCTGCACTCGCTTCCTGCTGCGGGCCGAGAGCATTAACGAACTTGCTGCCGTACTCTCCTACGCTTGTCCCCAGTACGTCCTTGCGATCGGTCTTGCCAACGCCGCCAGGGCCGGCGAACCATGCCTGTGCGGCACCTTCCGGGCCATACTGGGTAACGTAGGAGCCGAATTTTTTGTCGAAGATGGCATCTTGGATTTGCGGATTCGACAGAAATTCATCAGGCGTCACTTCGCGGCCAAGCGCTTCCCGAGACCAAGGGCCGATGTTGGCTTCCATGATCTGATAGCGACCGAGCGCGCGGCCCATCTTCGCATTCGTCGGACCAACAGCGTTATAGTCTCCGCTGCCCTTGCTTTCGATCGAGGCGATGGCGTCACGATAGGAAGGGTTGCCGCCAGATGACGCGCTAGGAGCCGTTGCGGCAGCCTGAGAGGCGAAGGACGGGGCAGAGGCAGAGGGCGAGCCGCCATAGACAGCATCGATCAGGGCCTTGTTTGCCGAGGTTCGGTTGGATGCGTCCTGCTTTTCCGCCTGCCCTGCCTGATACTGGCCTGTCAACGTCATGGCCAGCTTGCCAGCAAGTTCAAGCGCGGACCGAGGGGCCTGGCCTTCAGTTCCTTTCTTCAGGAGTTCCTGAGCCATCCTACGGCGGCGCTCGACTTCCTGCGGCGTCTGCCCTGCCTTGTCAGCGAATACGGCCTCAAGAATAGCCATCAGACGCCCCCGATCATGTCATAGTTAACCTGCATGTATCCACCGCGATCACGGACAGCACCCGGCATGACTTGGGCGACTTCATCCGCCATCACACCCCGTTCACGCCGACCGGAGATGTCATATTCGTAGACGCCAATTCCGAGACGATGCGTTCCGATCCTGGAAACGTTGCTCTTCAGGCGGCGATCTGAGAAGGCCCAGCCGCCGAGAGCCGTGCCAAGGCCGAGAAGGCCAGACATATTCGACTGGTAGCCCTGCATTTTCTGCTGGTATGCGCTGTTTGTGATGCCGGCCACGTCCGTTCCATTCACCCCAGGCTGAGGCGTGTTGACGAACTGCGGCGAAGTAACCTGACCGCCGCTCATGAGGGCGGAAATCTCGTTGATCGGCTGATTGCGTTCTGCAAGTGCTTCCTGAACAGACTGGCCGCGCCCCTTGAGCAGCAATTCGTTGTAGGCGTCGTTTTCCTGCTGGCCGACCGACGTCATGGCTCGGTTGTAAGCTTCCGTGCCGGGACGAATGCCGCGGTTGATCAGGTCCGCTTCCGTCGATGCTTTACGTTGCGCCATGAGAGGGTCAAGGCGCTTGCGCCCAAGCTCCATCAGGCGGCTTTCCGTTGCCTCATTGCTGAGGTTGATAGGCTGCCCCAGCACGCCGCTAAGACGGTCTGTCTGACCGATGGCTAGGTCATTCAGCTTGCCGCCGAGAAGCGTGCTCTGGTTATAGAGCTTCTGTTGCTCGGGAGAGAGCGTCTGCGTAGCCTGATAGCGTGGCGTACCATCTTCCCATTTGCCAATCTGGGTATATGTCAGGTTTCCTTGAGGCGTGACCTGATTGGTGGCATTGAGACCGTACTGAGCAATGGCTGTCTCTTTATTGGACTGGGCCTGTGCTGCTGCGGTTTTCGCTGGATCCGGGGGCTTAGGCGCCGACATGCACGCGTTCCTTCCAATAACCGTTTTGGACGGCCTCATCCCGGAGAAGACTGAACACGATCCCGTCTTCCTTGCCGTAAAACTTACGGGCCACACCTTCGAATTTGAACTTTAGACGCGGGGCAAGTTTGCAGACCCGCTTGTTTGATCGTCTCGTGGTGACAGAGATGCGCTGGCAGCCAAGCTCACCGAACGCCATATCCCCGATCGCCTGCCAGGCAGAGCGCGAGATGCAGCCCTTCCCGGCCAAGGTCATTTCGACGCCGTGACCGGTGTAATTCGTGAGCAGAACGCCACCGACGATGCGCCCTTCCCGGCTCAGAATGCCAAGAGCGCGCAAAACATCGATGTATTGATCGCCGGTCTGCCCCGAGACAAAGGCGCTCACGATTTCGGGCTCATCGCGCAGAAGCATCATAGATATTCGCCGCTCTCGACGGTCAGATTGAACCCATTCACCTGAAGCGTAATAGGATTGGTCGATTCCGGCTCGAAAACGGCCTCATCGAACAGCGCCACGTCCCAGAGGCTTGCACTTTGCTCGCCCTGAATGTCGACACGAAGATTGATCGCCGCGTTCTGCCCGAGCCCGCTGACCGAAAGCCAGTCAATGAGGGTGTTCTGCTCCTGTCCCCAAGGGTCGAGGTTCCAGACCATCTGGTTCCAGAGGCTGGAAGAAACCGGAACCGTCGTGGTCAGGCTGAGAGGGGCGCCCGTCCTGAAATCGGTATCCAGACCGATAGACGGGATGACCGCGCCATCGGTGGAAATCAGGGGCTGGATCATCGTCCAGCGCTTTTTGACGCCTCTCTGCCCGTAATACTGGAATGAGGTCTTCATCAGCGCCGTGAAGTTCGACAGATAGTCAGAGCCGGAAGCATCGGCCTCGTAGACAACGCCGTCGTTGCCGCCGAAAAACAACCGATCTTCAAACACTGCGAAGGTATTGGCGTTCTGGTTCGTGAACCGGCACCATGCCCCCGTCAGGGTATTCATGACGAACTGTTGCTGCGTCGTGTTCTCGACGATCGGCACGTTGAGAATTGCCATCGTTCCCTTGGGATAGCTAACCAGTTCCCAACCGAACGAATCCTGAGCTTGTCTTGCTGCGTCGTTCATGGCGCGCTGAATGCGGCCGGTGATTGCCACACGTTCAATTGCGCCACGGTCGAAGGAAA